AATATGTCTGCTAGGTTGTCGAAATGATTTTCTGTACCCGGTATGTTTATAGCTCCCGGCTCAAAGTCAATAGTCGCGCCGCCGTCCTCTTCTGGAATGACCTCTACGGGTCCTTTTTGTTCTGCCTCTTCTTCCTGAACACTGACCTCTTCTGTCATCTCCTCTTCTGAAGGGATGTCGATTTTGGTTCTTGTGTTAGGGAGTCCTTTATCTATTTCTGCCATTTAATACTCCTATATTTTCATACCACGTTTCATTAGAGAAGGCAACCCTTGAGACATAGGCCCCGACTCTGGTGGTGGACCTGATCTATCACCTGCTTGTTTTAATAGACCACCACCTGCTCTTTTTAATCTTCTTATTCTGTCAAAGTATGGACCTGTCTTGGTTCTAAAATTAGATTCTTGAATGGCTGTGTAAAAGTCTAGATTCTTTGGTTCCTCTTGAACCTGCATGTTGTATGGATAGTTTCTTCTCTTCTTCGCCTCTGATATATTTATCGAATCTACAATTCTATCTTTCTTATCTAAAAGATCTTCATCGAGTGCTTTCTTAATTACCTGATTTAAGTCTGATGATATCTCATCAATCTCACCTGTCTCTTTCATCTGTTTCATTAGTTTTATATTTTCATCTATAATAGATTTAACGTCTGTTCTTGCCTTTGATGGTTTTGGTTTTACAATTTTACCTAATCTATAACCTGCACGTCCCCCTTCTGCTAATCCAAATAAACCTCCAGTTGTTTTGCCTGGTATGAATGTTGCATCTCTCGCTCCTGGTATATTGAATGCTGGATTAATAACAGATCTAAGATCTGCTAAATCTTCTTGTCTCCCTTTTTCAAATTGAGGAAATATTGAACCCATAAATTTAGGTCCTGCAGATTCTAATTTTTGTATGTCTGCTTCTTTTTGTGCTTGCTCAAATAAATCTAAACCTTCTGCATATTTACCAGATGAAAAATATTCACTTAGCACATCTTCTTTCTTCATGCCTCCTGGTCTATCAACTGCTTCTAAACTTTGATTAAATGCAGTAAGTCTTTCTCGTGCATCTTTTAGATTTTGTTCTGCTCTCTGTCCTGCAGTGTCAGCCATCATCTGATCATCAGGAATCATGAATTCCTCTGTCTGTCCTCTTGATTTTTCTAAAGCCTCTTGTTGTTGTCCAACGTCCATTGCTAACTGTGCTCCAGTGTTGATCGTGTTCATTGCATCTAAAGATTTTTTAATACTACCTATTTGTTGATTATTATAACCAAGACCTTTAAATCTTTTGAATAACTCCTCTTGTGGATCTATTTGATAATCTTTACCTAGAGCATAGTTAAGTAGATTATCACCAAATGCCTCTCTCAAAGTCTTACCAGATGTCAACATATCGTAACCAATCAAACCACCTTCGAAAGCAACGGTCGCTGCTATCGCTGCAGGGCCAAATATATTTCTTAATGCAAACGCACTCTTAAGTCCTCCACCTGCTTTTAAAATAGTTTCTGCAAGATTAACTTGTTGTTTGTTTTTAAATCCTTTTGTTAAACCATCATCCAAACCTTTTTTACCTATTTTAAGACAGTCATCACTTCCTAGTTTAAAACCTATACGACCACCATCTTTTTTAGATGGTAAGTTTACAGCACATTGATCAGTTATTGTCGCTGCAAAATTTAAAATAAGTTTATTTAATTGTGTTTCATCTAATGAAGAAATTTTTTGTGTTACATCACCTATGATTCTATTAAACTGTTTTCTAGGATCTTGAAAACCTTTACCATATGTTTTACCATCAACAGTAATTTTAACTCCAGCTTTTTCTAGATCAGTAACTCTTGAAAGATCTCCTTTTTTAATTTGTTGCGTAATTGTATTTCCTAATGTATTTAAATCTTTTCTTAATAGTTGTAGGTTTTTAGAATCTACAGGTGCTCCCATATCTGACAAACTTTTTAAATGATGTTTTTCAATGGCGTTTCTAGTTACATCAACACCTTGTTCTTTGTATAAGTAACTAACTAAATCATTAAATTTTATTGATTCATATCCTTCTGGAAATAAAGCTAATAAAGATTTTGTATTTTTATAACCACCTAAATCTTTTAAAGGTAGTTTTGCTTCATTAGCAACATCAACAAATTTTTGAACTTTGTTAAACTCTGGATGAGAATTAATTAATTTTACTTTATTGGAAGGAGCTACATTTTCATTTGCATAATAAGCTTTACCATTTTCTTTCATTCCAATTACTTTATCGTTTTTGTTATATATAGGTTTATAGTCAGTGTTGCCGTGTTCCCATGCTCTGTACATTTGTTGCAACATCCAAGAACCAGGTCTGTCCATTGAAAAGGCAAGTTTAAAAGGTTTTGGTTCACTAATGTATAATTTTACTCTTTGGGCTAAAATATTGTTTTCTCTGTTTACTCTTCCAGTTTTACTTCCTCCTCCAGAACCAGGAACTCCGTATTTGTAATTATCAAAATCCCAATCTTTAAAATAAGAAAATTTTTGTTTTATTTCTTCTTGAAGATTTAAAGGTATTTTTTTAAATCTTGGTTTGTATCCTCTATTAATAAATCGTTTCACCTGCGCAAATTTTGTTTGTTCATTTGCTTGATTAAATCCAAATTTACCTTTTGAAAAATCTGCATCAGGAAATTCTGCTAATATTTTATTTTGTTGTATAATCGTTAATGGAGTAAATACATTTTTCTTTTTTATTTTAGATCCTGCTACAGAAGCGTATTGTAGATTAGCCATTACAGTTTTAGCTTTTGCAGGTTCTTTTTTTAAAAGTTTAGAATAAGAACTATATTCTGGATATTTTATCCTAGTAACTCTATTTCTTTCAGCCATTGAAAATTTACCAGAACCTATCTCTTTAGCAGAACTTTTTGGTGGTTTATCCATATACACTGTTTCTACTTTTTTAGTTTTTTGATTATAATAATTTTTTGGATATTTAAATTTTTTAGTTTTGACTGTGCTTGTTGCGTATTCCTGTCTAGATCCATCAGCACTTGGTTGTGCTAACATACCACCAGCAGCCATTGGATTACGGTCCATGAAATCATCGATCGCTTGTTTGTCTAACGCTCTTTGTGGTCTGTCTATCTTGTCTGCTGTCGTGACCTCTCCGTCGAAGAGATCCATCAACTCTATAATTTTATCTTGTAGGTCTTCCATTACTCACCTAACATTCTAGCGATACCGCCTGATGCGAAGTCCGGTTCTGGATCATAGTCAACTTCAGGACCACGTTCTGCTGCATACTCTGCTGGTTTTTCTTCTGCAAATCTAACTTTATCTTTTCTTTTTTTAGATTCTATAAATTGTTTCATTGTTTGTTTTTTTCCTGTGGCGTAATTTTCGATCTTACCTAGATCAGATGTAAGATCCTTCATCTTTCTAACAGTGTTCTCTGTAAACTCTGTGGTGTAATCATCAGGACCATCCATGTAGTTTCTCATATCATTCTCTGTAAATGAGAACTCGTCAGGTCCAGCTGGATTTGATTCATCGCCTGGATTTTTTTTGAGCATCATCATTACTGATGTATCGTCTCCACTCTCTCCCATGACATTTCTTATAGGGTCATCCACATCAACCATAATAGATCCGTCGTTTAGATCTTGTGTTACCGTTACACTTGTCTCATCATCAATTTTTTTCTTGTGAATAACCTGTCGTTCTTGGGTCGCAAATCTTTTTGTAACATCATCACCCTCAAGTATAACCTTGTTGACCAACTGATCGAACCACTCTGGTTTACCAGGCACATCACCAGTTTTGATGATTGGCACCTGAGTTACTTTTTTACCAACCTTTAATGGTTTTAAAACTTTACCGATTATTGGTAGAGATACAAGACCACTGAATATCTTTAGAAACGTTCTCCTGTTCATACCCTCTTTGAAACCAAGACGCATGATACCACCATCTGCATTTGGTTTACGGATCATCTTATCCGTGACCTCTAGGTCATCGAGTTTTCTCATGTTTTCGGCTTTTTTGATCATCTCGATTTTACCCGCATAGTCTCGACCACTGCCCAGTCTGATCAGTTCTCCGATCAAACCCTCTGTTCCATCACTACCTCTGATAAAATCCTCTATCTGAGCATCGTCCATTTGCGGTAGGAATTTCTGCAGGTACATTTTTAAACCCTCTTTGTCTCTCTTTCTATACATGTCAACAACCTCTAACAGACCCTGATACATCTCGGGATCTCTTGTTGCCATCTCTTTGAATTTCTCTTTGCCAAATATTTTCTGTAGGAATCTAAAACCTGTGCCCTTCACGAAACCAATACGTCCACCGTCTGCCTTTTCTTCTGGTGGATCAAATTTCTTTTTAGTCAAACCTGTGTATGCTTCATCATATAATTTCATTCTCTCTTTTACTGGCATGTCATCATAAACCAATCCCATACGCTCTGCTAAATCTGCTGCAACTACATCTGCATCATATTTTCTATCACCAGTAAGTGATGGTGATACATTATCGATCGCCTCATCCAACATTTTTCTTTTTTTCATTGCATCAATATTTTTTTTGTTCTCTGCTACAATCATATCTCGTAGTGATTCTTCCGAAGACTGTACCGGTGCCGCGATATCATCGGAACCACCCCTGCTTCCTGGTGGTGGCATATCATCGACCGCCTCACCACCCATGATCTTAGATCCTTTTGGTATCTCTTTGCCTTTTAGATCAAATATCTTTGCTGATGTTGTGTTTCTGATTCCTGCATCTCTTATCTCTGCTGCCTGAGAATTTTTTATCTGTTGTAAAATACTTTTTAACTGTGCCTCACTGGTGATGGCTGCTGGATCGATGCCATAACGCATTAATGTATCTGCTAATATATTCTCACCCAACGTGACTCTCTGTGGATCTTTCAATGTGATCATGATGCCATCGTCAGAACGACCGGCCATCTGTTTAGCGATAAAATTTCTGATAAATTTATTTATCATTAATAATAAACTCTCCTAGGTTTCTCTGCCTTTTCGTCCACATAGTCTTCAGGATGATCGATCAGACCGCCCTGCCTGAATCGCATGATCGCCTGTGTCGTGGAATCCACAAGGTCATCATGATCGCCGTATGGAAATGCGGCGCACTCCTCGACAACCTCCTCAGCAAATTTTTGCTCAGGACACCATATCATACCAGATTCGAATAAAGGTGCAACAGCATTTACACGTGCGTGCTTGTCGTTTCCCTTTGACGGTGTGAAGTTGATGACGGGTATATCCATCTTTCTCAATTCGTATGTGAGAGGCAATCCAGATGCTTTCGCCTCCACAATGACCGATTCCGGCTTCCAATAGGTGTATTGCTCTAATGCTAATCTTCGAAGTTCTGGAAACTCGTAACGTCCCTTGATCGCATCGAGCAGTATCAGGTTGGCACCACTATCCTCATCGGGATAGAAAACACCCCATGTGGTTATCGCCGAGTAATCCGCAGTCTCCTTTTTCAGAAATGCAGTATCGTAGGACTGTATCACGTGATGTAACTCCGGTATGTGTTCTCCGGTATACGTTCGCCACCACTCACGCTTTAGAATAGCTCCCTCTTCCGCCGTCGGGTTCTGCATCCACTGCGCATTCCATTTCGCGACCGGCAGTGTCGCCTGTACCTTCTCCAATTCATCGAGCTTCCAATACTCGGGCCACACGGGCTTGGGCCGTGTTCCGTGGTCCATGATCGCCGGAAACTCGACCACGTGCCATTGATCAGCTTTCGGTTCAGTCTGGTTCTTCACAAGCATACCTGTGAGATCCTTCTGTGACCAACGAGTCATGACCAATACGATCTTGCCTCCCGGTTGCAGACGCTGACGTGGACCTGACGTGTACCACTCGTAGGCAGACTCGAGTGCGGTCTTCGACATCGCATCCTGCTCCGAGTGTGGATCGTCGATTATCAATAGGTCGGCACCCCGGCCAGTGATCGCACCGCCTACTCCAGCTGCAAA